GGGGTTCTTTGAGAACAACTTCGTTACCTCTGCGAAGCTCGCTTCCCCCACCAACGATGGGCTCATCGCTGTTCAGCAAACTTCTGACGGCGTTGTCCTTGGCGTTTCCTGGGGGCCCCTTCGGAACAAGTGGGATTCGTGTCAACGCGGACATGGCGCGTCAACCGACGACGGCTGCTCAGGCAGCCCAGTCGAGACGATGACCGGAAACGTTGTTGGGATGCACACGGGCTACACTGACACCCTGGTGGAAGGACGCAAAGAAGTCACCAACTGGATGTATCCCGCTTCGCTCATTGGCGTTGTGCTTGGGCACATACGCAAGACCGAGTACAAAATCTCCGAGAAGGAGAGGTTGGAAAAGATTGAGCGGGGTGAGTGGGTGGAGCGACGCGCGGCGCCTGGCGAGGAGGAAGAGGAGTTTTCCAACGAGCATGGCGTTGTGAGCGTGCGTGTCTCAGGTCGCGGGGTCCGCTACCTCGAGGAGGAGCAGGCGGAATACGACGCACGGGTGGCTGCCAACGAGCAGATTAGGGACCGCGCAGATGACGCGGCCCCTGGCCATACGGGGAATTTTCGACGCGACATGAGGGGGGAGGCGGCCATTGCGGCTGCTGAGGAAACCCTCATGGAGTTGATCGAGAAGGCGACGCGATTCAGGAAAGAGGTCGAGGAGCGAGAAATCGATGACTCGGACTCCGATGATGATATTCCGTCGCTAAAGACAACCGTGCCGCCTTTTCAGGTGGCATCGCAAGTCCCCGATGCGCCGAAGGGCCAGGTGATGGAGGCGCGAGTGGAGGCGACGAAGGTCGGCTCCAAGAAAGCCCCCACGGACCAGGAGTTCAAGGAGCGCGGCCTACGGATTGCCGCCTTGGAGAAGGAAGCGGCGAGGCTCCGCAGGGAGTTGGCCAAATCCTCTCGCACCGAGCAGGCATCAGATGGGGAAGCCCAGAAGAAGGCCCGGAGCGACTCCGTGGAGACGAGCCAGAGTGCACCCGCCAAGTCGGGTGGAACGAAGGCCACCGAACCCAAGGGAAAAGGAAAGCAGAGCGGGAAGCCCAAAGGCAAGCGAAGCTCCAATTCCCAGAAGTCGCCGGACTCAGCTGGCCCGAAAGGGACGGCCAAGCCCAACTCCAGTCCCTGAAAGCGCACATGCCGCTTGGAAGGGAAGGGCGACAATCGCGGCCCCCAGCGTTTCTGGGGGACGCCATCGAGAAGGTGGCGTGCATGTACCCGAAAGTGGAACCTGACGGCAGGTTCTGGACTAGGGAAGGCAGGAGAAAGGAGTTCACTGATGAGGTCTTGTTGCAATTTGTTCGAGAGAACAGTCGACTTGATACCTCACCGGGGTTCCCCTGGATCCAACTTGGTTGCCATAGTGTGGAAGAAGTGTTACTGCGTTATCCTCAACAGCTTTGTGCTGTTGTGCGGGAGACGCAGGACGCTCGGATGCGAACCGGGCTTGTTAGAGCCCGGGGGATGTCCCCGGAGCAGCTCGCCCGTGAGGGTTTGCGCTGCGTCGTGCGCGTGTTCGTGAAGCAGGAGCCGCACAGCTTGAAGAAGATTCTCGCTGGGCGGTGGAGATTGATCATGAACAGCGGTCTTACCGACATCATTTGCGACCGTATTGTCCTCGAGGCTTTGGCTACTGCCGAGGTCTCCGTGTGGGACAGTATACCTAGCAAGCCCGGGATGGGCTTGGACGACGACAACATTGCGAAACTTCGCAAGGGTGTACCCCCGGGGAAGAAAATATCATCGGACGCGAAAGCGTTCGACTTCCACGTGTCCGAGTGGTCTATGGATGCATCAGCGTCTGTTGAGATCATTCAGTACGGTGTTAGTGAAGCCAGTGACATGGCCCACTTGATCCGTATGTCGGTTGTCACCACCTGCCGAAAGGTTTGGCTCCTCTCTACCGGCCATTTGTATGCTCAGACTGATGCCGGAATCCAAGAGAGCGGTTCTCGCTTGACTGCGTGCCGCAACTCGAAGATCCGTGTGATTTTGGGCTACTTAGCCGGCGCAACCTGGATCATGGCCATGGGCGATGACGCGGTTGAGAAGTGGCCTGGCGACGTGTTTGACCCTGAGGGGAATTACGCGAAGTTTGGTCACGAGATGGAGGTTGCCTCTTTGCCCTCGAGTGTGGAGTATGAGTTTTGCTCCCACTGGTTCCTATGGACTGGATCGGCGGTCCCTCTAGGATGGGCGAAGACACTCTACCGATTGTTGGGCCACCTGCCTGACCCGGACTTACTCCGCCAGTTTAAATACGAGATGAG